AAGGCGGCTGGAGTAAAGCTTCAGTTTACTGCCGAGCAGGTACAAGAATATATCAAGTGCCAGAACGATCCAATATATTTTATCAAAAATTACTGTAAAATCGTGCATTTGGACAAGGGTGTTATTCCGTTTGCCCTGTACGATTATCAGGAAGATTTTATAAACGCTATGTGGAAGAACAGTAAAACGGTTTTGTGTACTGCTAGGCAGGTGGGAAAGACTATTGTTACCGCATCATTTTTTCTCTGGTATGTGATTTTTCACCCTTCTAAAGACGTTGCCATACTTGCAAATAAAGGCGGGACGGCCAAAGAAATAATGGATAAAGTCCAAAAAATATATTCACTTGTTCCTTATTGGCTGCAACCAGGATTGATCGAGTGGAACAAGTCTTCTATGGTACTTGAAAACAAATCCCGTATTCTTTGCGAAACTACTTCTGCAAACTCTATTCGAGGATTCTCTATCAGTTATATCCTGCTTGACGAGTTTGCCTTTGTCGACAGTAACAAGGCCGATGAATTCTTTACTTCAGTATATCCTACGCTGTCTTCCGGCAAGACAACCAAGATAGTTATTGCATCTACGCCGAACGGACTGAACCACTTTTATAAACTGTATACCGATGCAATCGAGAACAGGAATGGCTTTACTCCCGTTATGGTTACATGGAATAAAGTTCCGGGAAGGGATCAGGCATGGGCAGATGATATGCGTAAGGTTCTCGGTGATGCCAAGTTCATGCAGGAAATGGAGGCCGACTTTCAGGGAAGTTCGAATACTCTGATTTCTTCATACCATATCAAGAGAATGACGTATAAAGAACCGGTACACAGTTCGGATGGGTTCGATATGTTGACCCCACCGGAAAGGGACCACGTATACTTTATTACTGTGGACGTATCGGAAGGCGGAGGCCAAGACTATTCGGCATTTGTCGTGTTCGATGTAACAGAAATGCCATATAAGGTTGTTGCCAAGTATAGGAGTGACCATATTCAGCCGATTCTGTATCCGTCGGTCATCTACAAAGTTGCCACAGACTACAATATGGCTATGGTGCTCGTCGAATCAAACAGCATTGGATCGCAAGTGGTACAAATATTGCATGACGATCTGGAATACGAAAATGTTATATTCTCGGACAAGGACCGCATAACGCAATGGGGAAGTTCCGGAACTCCAGGTGTAAAAACTACAGTCAAAACAAAAAGAATTGGCTGCGCTGCACTAAAAACATTGGTCGAGGGTGATCAACTATTCATTAACGATTTTGATATACAGGTGGAAATAAGCACGTTCGTCCATTTTAGAAATTCATATGCGGCCGACTCCGACTGTAATGATGACTTGGTAATGTGCCTTGTTCTATTCTCTTGGCTAAGCACACAACAATGGTTCAAAGACTATACAAACATCGATATAAGGCGAATCATGTTTGCTGCGGAAGAAAAGCGCCTTAACGATGAGCTGGTTCCGTTTGGTTTTATAGAAAACGGAATGGTACGGGATCATTCTGAAGAGGTAATCGTTGATGTTGGTGATATATGGGTCGATGGAAAGGTCGATTATGGCTCCTATATCAAAGAAGCTTATGGTGCTTTTTAAAATCATTTTCCCACATAACCACGAGATTATACCCTAAAGATTTAATCTCGTTCTCGCGCTCTATGGTTTTATTGTATAATTCGGCGGCAGTTAATTTTTCATATGGATGGCAATATTCATCCGGTGCAAATATGTCCCGATTTCCGTGGAAGCAATCGCCATGAAATTCATAAATTGTGTTAGTCTCGACACAATAGCCATCTGCCTTATATCTTGTGGCCGGAATAATATATTCATCACCATTCGCTGCGTGTTGGATAAATATATTTTCCGATTCCATTATCGATTCTAGCCAGCGAATACATGCTATAGAATATCCTGTAGTATATCGTATAGCAATTTCATGTTGCCTAAGATATCTGCCTATTGTCCCATCAGAAATGCCTAGTTCTGTTGCTATTTGAAGAGCACTTTTGTTTTTAACTATGTATTGCTCAAACAACCAATCTTTATCATTTATTAAATATAATTGGTCTATTATATATTTGTTTTTTCCTATAGTTGTACCGTATTTATTGGTGTTGGTGGCCTTTATCTTTTCTTGTATGGTTGTATTTCCAAATGGATTTTCGTGTCCATATCGATCTATATTCGTGGCCTTTATCTTTTCTTTGATCACATCATTTTGTAGTGGATTTTCGTGTCCATATCTTTCTAAGTTGGTGGCCTTTATCTTTTCTTTGATCACATCATTTTGTAGGACACTAGAATGTCCGTATCGTTCTATGTTGGTTTTATGTATTTTTTCTTTGATTGCACTGTTCTGTGACGGATTTTCACAACCGTATCGTTCTATGTTGGTTGATTTCGTTTTAACTATTTTCCATGTCGGCGTTTCCCATACATATTTACATGAACATGTGTAATATCTCTCGTGCCAACCTAACCGGCACGGAGAACATTTGTATGTTGTGGGTTTCTTCGCCATAATATATTGTCATCTAAACAAATATTTATACTTTATTTTCCCTTGATAGAAAAGATATATGCCAGCCAAATGATTATTCCGATTAAAACTACGATATTTACCACTGTGTTTACTCCTATTTGTATTGATTTCATGTTGACTCACAATTTCAGGTGCGGAAGAACCTCATGTAATCCCCATGCACATATTAAGTAGATGATGTAACCGACGGCCGCAACAGTTATGACGAACCCGAATATCTTTGCTACCCACTTCAGCACATAGAATATCCAGTCGATTATTGCGAAGAATGCGAGAATACACAGGAATGCACCACCGATAAGTATCAATGACGCATTTTCCTGTAGTAATGGAAGGTGTCCTGAGTGTCCAAGTGCTGCATTATACATGTTCTTCTCCAATTCGTTCGTAATATGCATATCTTATACCATAAAAATGATATTGTCAATAAAAATATAAATATAGGTAATACTTTTTATATATGGTGCTGATTTATAACATGGAACAAGAAATACTTGAATTTAAAATGGACGATGGTGAAAATTTGCCCACGCCATTCAAAGAAGCTGATGCGGATTTTGATGCCGTTCGCTGCTCTATGCTTGATCTGATAGAAAAGGGCAACAAAGGACTACAGTGTGCGCTCGATATTGCCATTGCAACAGAACAGCCACGCGCAATCGATTCATTTGCCGGACTGTTAAAAGTCGTCAGCGAACTCAATATCAAGGTTGTTGAGCTGCATAAGGCGAAAGCAGAAATGGCTGCACCGGCAACAGGCAATAACATCAAGGCAACTACAGTGAACCAGACGGCAAACAACTTCTTTGCTGGAAGCACTGACGATCTTCAGAGGATGCTGGCGGAAATGGCCGGTAACAACATCTAATATTTAAAGTCGTTTTCCCACATGACAACAAGATTATACCCTAGTGCTTTAATTTCATTTTCTCTGTCAATAGTAGTAGCATAGAGATCGGCAGCTGTTAGGTCTGGTCTATAAAAATTTGGGCAATCTGTAGGAGAAAATATGTCCGGATTTCCGTGGAAGCAATCACCATGAAATTCATATACCGTATTAGTTTCTACACAATAACCATCTGCCTTATATCTTGTCGATGGAATATTGTATTCTCCGGTATTGGCCGCATGCTGTATGAATATATTTTCCGAAGCCATTATCGATTCCATCCAACGTATTGCTGCCATAGAGTAACCAGTGGTATATCTTATTTCTATTTCATGCTGTCTAAGATAGTTGCATATTGTTTTTCCATTAACGCCGAGTTCTGCTGCAATATAGTCTGCTGTTTTATTGTGGATTATATATTGCTCAAATAGCCAGTCTCTGTCTTGGATTAGTGGAAGTATATCAATCATATGAGATTGTTTATTATTATCTATACCATATTTCTCAGTATTAGTAACCTTAATTCTTTCCCGTACTTCTGTGCTACTAAAAACGCAAGAAACACCATACTTTTCCCGATTGGTAAACTTGATCTTTTCTTTTATTTCTTTATTCTGAGTCGGATAATTAACACCATATCGATCCATATTGGTTGCAAGCATTTTTTCGTGAACATCTTTATTTTGAGCCGGTGATACATGACCATATCTCTCAATATTTGTATCTCTTTGCTTTTTCTTAATGTCTACATTCTTTAATGGTGAAGCAAACCCATATCGCTCTATGGTTTTATTGTATAATTCGGCGGCAGTTAATTTTTCATATGGATGGC